GACAACCAAAACAACCACCGAACCGCAGCAACCACCACGCAACGCAAAAAACAAATTATTGCAATGACTTTATTTGTATTTTCATTTATGTTTGCTAGTTGGTACGCACCCGAACACATAAACGGCTACCCCACCCCACCCGATAACGTGAGATAATCCACGTCCGCACACTATCCACCACGCCCGCCCCGTGCGGGTTTTTTATTGTTTGTTAGTTACTCTATCCACCGCACCCCACCAACACCCCACGCACCGAACACCACACGCACAAGCCACCGCACCCGCAAGCCACCAAAGGGGCAGGGTAGCAAAAAATTTTATTTGTTATATAAGAACCCTGAACCTACTGATAAATCTACAAATTAAGACTACTTTTTCTTTCCTTCTACGCTTATAGAAAGCTGTGGAGTGTTTAAATTAATTGTTTCTTCACTCTCCCCAAGCACCTTACCTAACGAATCCAATATTTGAGCAGCAGTCTGAAGCTGACCCCTCTTCATCGCTTTGTTAAAAAGCCTCATCCTCATCCCCTGGAGTCGTGCCACCATCTTCTCTCTATCTTTTTCCCAGTCTTCATCGTTCCATTCTTTGACTTTACCCCAATCTCTCCACGCTGTATCCACCCCAATATTCTCTTTGGTTGCGTGATCTAAAACTAACTGTCTAGTAGTCAAGCCTTCAAGCTGACGACTGTACAATCTTTGTCTCCTAGCTTCAATAACTGAATCTGGATTTCTCTTTCCACAGACCTTACCACCCAACGGAGCGTTTGGACTGTCTACATCTGGTCGATAGTATGCTTGAGCCACGGACTAAATAAATACTAATACTTGAATAATAACCCTAAAAACACTATTTAGTCGACCAAAACACGGAAATTTGTTCATATTTGAGCTATTCTTTACTACATGAGTACAAAAACAGCCGAAAATTTATCCCTCAGATGGGCACAGGGGGAGGTATTCAACGCAAATAACCGATTTAGAGTCCTGGTAGCTGGCAGAAGATTCGGAAAATCTTACTTATCCTGTATAGAACTACTAAAAGCAGCAATAGATCGCCCAGGCGAAACATATTTCTACTGTGCACCCACCTACCGCATGGCAAAAGACATCGCATGGAAAGAAATCAAAAAACTAATCCCACCAGAATGGATTCAAGCAAAAAACGAAACCGACCTCAAAATCGAACTAATCAATGGATCGCTAATAGAACTCAAAGGAACCGAGAACGCAACAACCCTGCGTGGCCGAAGTCTTGCTGGAGTAGTACTTGACGAAGCAGCGTTCATGGATTCCGATGTCTGGTTCCAAGTTATCAGGCCAGCTCTTGCAGATAAACAAGGTTGGGCACTATTTATATCTACACCAGATGGCACAGCCTCATGGTTCTACGATTTATGGTGCTACGTCCCTGAAGATGAAACAGGTGACTGGAAACGCTGGAGCTTCACAACAATAGACGGGGGTAATGTTCCAGAAGAAGAAGTCGAAGCAGCAAAGGCCCAACTAGATAGCAGAACATTTAAGCAAGAGTTCGAGGCAAGTTTCGAGAATCTCACTGGTCTCGTTGCAGTCTCATTTTCAGATTCCAACATTTCTACCGAAGCGGAGGACATATCCATCGCCCCACTTCTATTAGGAGTCGATTTTAACGTAGATCCACTTTGCGGAATCTGTGCTGTCCGCCACAGAGACATCCTTTACGTCTTTGACGAAATAATTATGACGGGCGGAGCAACAACCTGGGATTTTGCAGAAGAAGTAACTCACCGATATGGAGTAGATAGAAGAGTAATTGCTTGTCCCGACCCTACAGGTGCAGCCCGAAAAACATCAGGAGTAGGATCAACGGACCACACTATCCTACGCAGAAGTGGATTTACAGTATCTTCCCCACGATCACCCTGGAAAATACGAGATAAAATAACATCCGTAAACACAGCATTATTTGATGCAGCAGGAGAAAGAAGAACTTTGATCCATCCACGCTGTAAAGAATTAATAAAATCCCTCCGTACCCTGACTTACGCTCCAAACACAGGTATGCCAAACAAAAACCTTGGGGTTGACCACGCATTTGACGCTTTTGGCTACCTTTGCCTCCAACAATTTAACCTTGCTAAACCAGAGACATTAGGCCAAACTTCGTTTAGAATATACTAAGAGTTACCTTTTTCCGTTATGTACCATTCTACGACTAAGAAAAAGAAGAAGAAAAAGAAGGGAAGCAAGAAACGTGGCGAATGTTCCTGTAAATAAAGCGTTATACTCTAGGGTAAAGTCAGAAGCTAAACGCAAATTTGCTGTTTACCCTTCTGCTTACGCTAACGCATGGCTTGTACGAGAGTACAAAAAGCGTGGTGGCACTTATCGCACAGGAACTAAGAAACGTGGCAAGAAGTAGCGGTGGTCTAACCCGTTGGTTCAAGGAAAAATGGGTAGATGTCAAAACTGGCAAGCCTTGTGGCCGATCAAAAGGCGAAAAAAGAGGCTATCCAGCGTGCCGACCCAGTAAACGTGTCTCAAGTAAGACACCTAAGACAGCTGGAGAGATGTCATCAGCCGAAAAAGCACGATTTAAGAGAGAAAAAACAGGTAGTAAGAAGATAAGTTATCAACATAGACGTAAAAAGAAGAAAAAATAACTGTAAAAGTTTCAGTTTCGCGGTAATATAGTGCTATATAGTATATTTCACAAAAATCATGGCATTTTTTCGTGGTGAAGAAGGCTCTGTTGCATTTGATAACGGATCTGGATCAGTTGGAGCAGTTGCTTCTACAACAGCTTGGACTTTAGATATAACAAAAGATACTCTTGAATGTACTGCTCATGGAGATAAATCAAGAAAGTATGTAGGATCTTTGATTTCTGGTTCTGGTACTGTTGATCTTCTTTACACAGCAACATCTGGAGATAATACTGCTGAGATTATCAATGATGTATTGACACAAGAAGATGATGGTACTGCTTCATTTAACTTATTTAACGATACATCAGGAGCTAAAAAGCTAAGTTTTAACGGAATTATCACAGGAACTTCATTCAGTTCTACTGTTGGAGATATTTCTACAGTATCAGTTAGTTTTGTAACTACTGGCGATATTACTTCTGCTGTCTAATGCCTAAAGGATCTTATTCGGGCAAACAACGCAAACTTGCTGCTGTTGCCCCACCACGGGATAAGATTACTGCTGCTGATCTTAAAAAACTACGTTCTAAGAAAAAACGAAAAAAGAAGTGAAACTTACCACTCGCCAAAAAAATTTATTAGAAAAACATTCTGAGCATCATAGCGATAGGCATATGGCGTTTATGAAAAGGCGAATGAGAGCAGGAGATACTTTTACCCAAGCCCATAAAAAGGCACAAGCAAAGGTGGGTAAATAATGGCTAAACGTAAACAAGTAAATTTAAGTGTAGGAAGAGGGGAAAAGTCTAAAACAGGTGGACTTACTGCTAAAGGTCGTGCGAAGTATAATCGTGCAACAGGTAGTAATTTAAAAGCACCAGTAACAGGAAAAGTAAAACCTGGTAGTAAAGCAGCTAAAAGAAGAGCATCTTTCTGTGCAAGGATGAAGGGTATGCCTGGACCAATGAAAGATAGTAAGGGCAGACCTACTAGAAAGGCGTTAGCATTAAGAAAATGGAGGTGTCGTTAGATGACATACGCTGTACCTGGTCCAATTAGAACCAATATTGTCTCATCTACTTCTGTAGGTGGGATAGACAGTCCTTTTACTCGCACGAGGGCTGTTCTAGACATGATGAAAGGTTGGGAAATAATGAAAGCAGTAAGCGAAGGAACAGATTATCTACGACAAAACAGTGAAGCTTTTTTACCATTAGAGCCAAGAGAAGATTTTGAAGCTTACCTTGCAAGAGTAAACAGAGCAGTATTCAGTCCATTTACACAAAGACTGATAAGAGCAGCAGCAGGTTTAGTGCTTCGCAAACCAATAACACTGACAGGCGATCCATACTGGACAGAAATGTTCAAAATGGATGTAGACGGCTGTAAATCAGACTTAGACGAATATGCACGAAGAATATTAATGTGTTCTCTTACATACGGCCAAAGTCACATTCTCGTAGATTACCCTGCACCATCAGGAGCAGTAAGTCTTGCAGAGGAACGTCAACAGAACCGCAGACCATACTGGATCGAAGTAGATCCTACAAATCTCTACGGTTGGAGATTAGACAGAGAATCTAATTACGGAAACTTGATACAGGTAAGAATAGGCGAAAGGGCTGTATTACCTGATGGACAGTTTGGCGAAAAAGTATTCGACCAAATCAGAGTTATTGAGCCAGGCAAATACAGAGTATTTCGTAAAAAAGAACAAATCGAAGAAATGTATGACGTTGCAGATAACAGCGTTACTGGTGATTTTGAGATGGGTTCAGCAGATAAAGACTATAAACAAGTAGAATCTGGCAATTTTTCTCTTGGCGAAATACCCTTAGTTACTATTTATTCTGGTAAAACAGATAACTTGGTAAGCAAACCACCTCTACTAGACATTGCGTACCTAAATCTTGCACATTTCCAAAGACAGGCTGATTTAATTCATAGTTTGCACGTTGCTTCACAACCATTATTGGTTATGGAAGGTTATGACGATCAAACCAAAGACCTTGCTATATCTGTAAACTATGCAATGGCAACACAACCTGGCAATAAAATCTATTATGTAGAGCCAGCTTCCAGTGCTTTTGACGCTCAATCAGCAGAAATAAAAGAGTTACAGATGCAGATGGCAACACTCGGAATCAGTACATTATCACAACAGAAATTTGTCGCAGAATCGGCAGATGCCCGTAGGCTAGATCGTGTGGATACAAACTCCATGCTCGCAATGGTCTCTATGGAACTAGAACAAAAGCTGCAAAAAGCCTTCAATCTCTCAGCAGAGTATGTTGGAATCGAACCACCTGAAGTAAAAATAAGTAGAGATTTTGATATTGAAAGATTAATCGGACAAGATATTACAGCCCTAACATCATTATTCGATCAACAAGTCATTGATAGAGAGGAATTTAGAGATATTTTGGTACAAGGTGAAGTTTTACCAACAGCAAACGAGGCCAAACCCGAATAAGCTGCTACAATAGTAGATAAGTACATACATTTTCATGGCTGGATCAATAGATTATGTTCTGCAACCTGACGGGACATACAAATGGGAAGTAGCAGAGTTAAAGCCTAAAGTACAAGAAACTGCTGAAACTTGTCCTGCTCCTGAACCCAAAGCAACTAAGAAAAAAGTTGCTAAAAAGAAAACCGACAGTCCAATCTCCGAATAATTAATGGAACCAGAAGAAAAAGTAATTCAGCCTGAGTCTGTGACCAATGCTGAACAGTCTGTGACTGATACTCCTTCACAACCACAAGCACCGAATCTTGACGCTATCAAACAGCAATATGAAGCACAGGTAGCTGCTGCTAAAAAAGAGGCTATTGAAGCACAAGAAAAATTTAAAGGCATCAAGGGCAAACTTGATGAAGTCTATAAACAAAAAGAAGAAAAACGAACCAAAGATTTAGAAGAACAGGGTCAATGGAAAACCCTTTGGGAGGAAGCCAATAAAACTGCACAGGACAAAGATCAGCAGATAATAAGTCTTACTCAGCAGCTTGAAGAGATGAAAAATTCTCACGAAGCAGCCTCTACAAAGACAACAGCACTTGCAGCTATCAGCAACCAAGGTGTTATAAACGCAGAGCAGATGCTTTCTTTGTTACAAAACAAGTTACAAAAGAACGCTGAAGGAAAAGTTGTTGTTCTCAATGGTGGCGTAGAGCAAGATCTCAATTCGTATCTCACGAGTCTTAAAAACCCTGGTAGTGGTTACGAGCATCATTTCAAACCAAGCTCTGCTGCTGGAATGGGTGCAAAACCAAGCCCAACATCAAACGCTGGTGGAGGTCAGGTAAACCCTTGGAAAACGGGCAACCTCACACAACAAATGCTACTATTAGAACAAGATCCTCAGATGGCAGCAGTGC